ATTACTGTGGCAGCAGAAGTTACTTTTGGTCTATAACCTAACATATAGGCCATAGTATAAAGGTTCCCTTTCTGCTTAGAATATTGTAAATAAGTCTCTTGAATCTGATTGTCTAGATAGAATGACAGAACGTCTCCTACATAAGAAGCCATTTCAATAAACATGCTACCAGGAGAAGCCTGAGTGAAGTCATTATAGACTGTGGGATAATACGCCTTAGCATACTCGATCAAGTCAGACCTGAACGACGTAAAGTCTTTGTTTAAATATTTTATATCTACCTGATTAAGCATCGTTACATGTTTTGTATAGCTACTGTTACTGAATCATTTTCATTTGATCTTATAAGACGATAACTAAATTTTATGTTTATAGAATTATAGTCTGGATTTCCTATAATATCTAGAGTCACTATCTGAACGTTTGGAAAGTAAGCTTCAATCTGAGTTCTGATGGACTCTTTAATATCTTCAAAAGTAGCTTGATCAATCTGCTCGAATAGTCTTGCTCTAAGGCCAGCACCAAAAGTAGGATTAAAAGGTCTTTCTCTTGGGTCGGTTAGAAGAAAGTTGATCAGGTTATACTTAGTCTGGTCTTTGGTTGTATATACGGTAGAAAATACGTTCTCAGCATCAAAAGTGATTTTGACACCAACACCTGTTGATGGTCTAAGGTCTACTACTGATATTTTCTTTAGTCCGTATGCCATTAGATAGCTCCTTTCTCTTTCAATTTACTCATTAAACCAGTAAAGTCTGGTACTTCATTTATTTGTACAGCTGCCAAGTTTGAACTAGGTCTAGCTGAACCAAGCATTCCTTCAACAGATCCTACAGATACCTGACTAGGCTGGAAGGCCATAGCAGGGTGCACATTATCTGTAGTCATAGAAAAGTCTTCATTCAACATACTCTTTGCAGTATCATTCAAGAAGGCAGCCATAGGGTTATTAGAAGCAAACTTTATTTGAGGTCTACTAGCCTGGGTGTTCAATGTTCCAGGAATTTTAGACTTAACCTGCTCTTGAAGGGCCTTTTTAGGATCTTTTACCGCAGGAGTTTGCACTTCCTTAAGTATTTTAGGTAGTTCTTCCTTTAGAACTTGGCGAAGTTCTTCACGGATTAGCTTTCTTAGTGCATCAATTTGTGCCATATCTTATAAATATTTTACCTTGTATATTTTAACCTTGTCTAAGTTGCTGGATTTTTCTTTCAGCATCCTTAATCTTTTGAGTCCTATCTTTTATAATAGCTAGGCCGACAAATCCTTGAGTAGCCGCCAAAGCTATCTCTTTTTTCCAGACACCTATCTTATCTTCTAGCTGTTGTATTTTTAACTTATTAGCTACTGATTGCTGTTGTTTTACTAGTCCTGATGAGTATTTACCTCCTGGATCTGTAGACTTTAGGTCTCCTCCTAATGAGTTAATATTTTTAAGCATTTTTTCCCTGACTCTTCTTCTTAGAGCTCTTCCTCCAGGAAGGTTATTGGCAAATGTACTTAAACCTAGATCATCATCTTGTTCTTCTAGTGTTTCCACATCTGTATCTGTTAGTTGTATATTACTTAAATCGATCTCATCCTCTCCTAAAAATCTAGCGGCATCTAGGATAGTTATTTGATCTTCAGAATCTATACCAGAAAGTCCTGTAGAAACTAGCCCTTTAGAGACAAGTAGTACTTTTACTTCATTAATTATAATCAAGTCTAAAGAAGCAAAAGTAGGAGTGGTTTGAACTACAACGTACTTATTAGAATCAGTAGCAATGCCATATCTTCTTTTTAAGTTAATGCCTTCATCTACAACTTGTTCAGTAACTATTTGAATTGTATAGTTACCAAACCTAGACTCAGCTTGTTTTTGTTGATTATTGTACTGATCAAGGAATTTTTGTAATTGGTTTCCTGTATTAGTTAGAGTCGATATGGAATCTTTAATCTCATTAATAAGGCCTTCATTTTTATTAGTACAATTTTCTAGGTTAAGTAGTATAACTTGTAGTCTAGAAATTATATTTTGAATAGCAACTACTAAACTAGTGCATAATATAGCTGCTAAGTTTAGAACCGCTGAGATTTGTTCAAGTCTTTTAATTAGTTTCTTTTCTCCTTTTTCTTTTAACTTATCTCTGTATCTATCTGCAAATTTAGTAGTAACACCAACAGTTGTATAAACGTTAGGAATAGGAATTGCTAAGAAGAAAGAGCTAATTATGTTATATATTCTTATTAGAAGGATACATATTTTAATTATAATCTGTAATGTATTTATAAAACCTAGTACTTTTTGTGCAACAGTATTAATATCGTTTGTTGTTTTAACTACAGATTTTAAAACTCTAGTTGCAACATCTGGGTTGATAATAACTTTGGATAGATCTTCTAATTCCTTCTGTATGTTTAAGTTAAGCGAGCTATCTATTAATCCTATAGCATTCCTTGGATTGTTTAGACCTTGAATTATTATACAGTATTGTCTTACTCTGTCTACAAATTCTATTAATCTTTGGACTTCACTAACTGGAATTTGTCTGACGTCTGTATACCTGTTAAATACACCTAAAGCATTCTGTAAAAAATTGCTTGCTACAGAAAGTTGAGGAAAATTCTCCTTTAACTGTGGATCATTAATGCCTTCAGTAGGACTTAATATTGTACTAGAAAAGATAGAGTTTATCTGTTGCATTAATATAAACAACCCAACTCTACTTTCAGGATTATTGCTATCTAGATAGTCTCTATAATAGTCATCTATAAATTGTTGAACATCATAAGCAGCTTTTTGTATCTGCCATTTTTTTCTCTGTATTGGCTCATTTACAGGAGGAGGCTTGGTAGGATCAAATGGAGTTCCGTCTGGTACTTGATTCAATGCATAATTGAGTACATTGCAAAAATCAACAGACGCAAGTCCGCCTAACAAATTTATTATACCTTTATTTAATAATCTTTTTAATAATGTTGTCGCCTCTCTTCCTGTATTGTACTTGCCATACAGTATTTCATTTACTTTTCCTTGAACTTTTATGAGGAATCTAGCTGTTACACCAATTGCTTTTTCTAGACCTACAGCAGATGTAGTATTGATATTAAGCTTGTCATTACCAAACCTAACCCAGCCAGCCTTATATTTATCTGCTCCGACTTTGTTGACGGCTTGAACACCTTTAATAGTTTGTGGATCCAATCTAAAATTAGAAACTGCCATATCTATCTAGTAAATGTGTTTTTAGATAATATTTGTGATTGGCCTGGCGTCAATTCTTGAGAAAGTCTAGTGGCTGTTTGAGCTAATAAACTTCCAGCAGAATTAATATTTTGCATAGTTGCTCCTAACTTAGATTCAGAAGACTGTGCTAACAGTATAGCTACAGCATTTAAAGCATCTAATAGAGTTAACAACTTCTGATTCAATGTGTTTCCTAATACTATTGGTTCACCTAACGATTCAGCTTTATTTCCTAATTCAATTACAGGAGCCGCTACTATAACTTTATTTGAAGCATCTAAATTGATTGTATTAGTAGACGACAGTCCTACAGCTTTTTTACCAAATAAGAAAATAGCATCATTCTTTGCATGAAGAGTTACTCTCTCACTAGTCAAAATGAGTTGGTTGCCTTTATATGGAAAAACTGGTTTATATGGTTGAATTACTGCCATTATCCTATACTTGATTGATCTTGAGCAGAAGGGGCTAATATCTCGTTTGATATTGGTCTAGGAGGTATTCTTAAAGTAGGCTGAGCTATTGGAGTAATAGGGAAAGAGAACGAGTTAAGAGGAAAATTATTTATGTCCTCTAAAAATATCTCTTGTGTACTAGTCATGTAAATAGCAGATCCGTCTTTATTTATATTCTCTACAATATTATTAAATTTCAAAGATGCATTCTCCTGTCTTTGTTCATTTAATATAATAGTGATAGGATCTCCATTATTTCCAGAATTAGACCAGGTGTTATCTCTTTTTAGAGCTGGAACAGTTGAACCAAATCTTATAGACTGGCCGAACCTTCCTTGCATGATTGTGTCTCCTTCAAAAGGTTGGAGGTTTCTAACTTGAGGATCCTCTTGAAATGTATATCCTAAAGGAAGTGATGAACCAGTAACAGAATTACCAGAATATCCTTGAATGTTTCTGTATTGTTTTAAAAAGTCAGAATACT